CATTACCTGCACCTAGTCTTATTTTTGCACTATCACCAAAATCTAAACCATGTGAAAGTTCAAAATTATCATCACTTGCATTCCATGTGAAAGTAGCATCTGTAGAAGAATTGACAGCATCTTGGATCGTTAAACCTGCGCCATCAGCGTTGCTCGAGGTATCTCCAGAACCATAATTCAAAGTGATATTTTTATCTTTAACATCTAAGTTTGTGGTATCTATGCTTGTGGTTGTACCACTTACTGTTAAATCACCTGATATGGTTGCGCTACCTATTATTGCTAAAGTTGAACCGTCAAAAGTAAGGCTTGATTCTCCTTGAATTGCATTCGCTCCTGTAACTGTTGTAATTTGATTGTTTGTTGAGCCTGATAAAGTTGTTTTTGTGTCTGCATAAGCCTTAATAGATTGTTGAGAAGCAACTTTTGTAGCAGAATTAGATGCCATATCATCTTCATCTAAAAATGCTGTTCCAGAAATACCTGTATTTAAAATTGGAGATGTTAGTGTTTTATTTGTTAATGTTTGAGATCCTGTAAGTGTTACTACTGTTGAATCAATCGCAATATCATTTGCATTTGCATCAATACCTGTACCACCAACTACATTTAATGTGACATCTCCAGAAGTGCCTCCACCTGTTAATCCATCTCCCGCAACTACACTTGTTATATCACCCACTGGTATTGTTGCTACTTGTGCATCTACATAGGCTTTTATAGATTGCTGAGATGCTACCTTAGTTGCTGAGTTTGAAGACATATCATCTTCATCTAAAAATGCTGTACCTGATATTCCTGTATTTAAGACTGGAGAAGTAATAGTAGTAACTCCTGAAGCAGTTAATGTTCCTCCAATAATTAAACTTTTTCCAGACCCAACCTGCATACCAACAGAAGTTCCTGATCCATTGTCAGCAAATATACCGTCAAGAGTGTCAAGGTCTGAGTTTAGTTTTATTCCCCAAGTGTCTTCAGAGGCACCTGGCTCTGGTTTGGTTAAATTTAAGTTTGTTGTAAATGTATCTGCCATTTATTATGCTGCCTTTTGTTTATCTAATTCTGTCCAAGTAGTTGAAGGATTTGTTTGGTTAGCCCAAGTTGCATTTGCAACTGTTTTATTTGTCCATGTGTCTGCTGATACCGTTATATTAGTCCAAGTATCAGTACCAACATCTTGTTCTGTCCAAGTTTCCGAAGGAACTACAATATCTTCCCATTTTAAACCACCAATAGACACAAAGCTACTTGTTTGAGTAACGGTAGAGTTTGCAGATATTATAACCCCACCCAATGCTTCCACTGTTGATGTTTGTTCTATAAGGGCTTCACCAGAAGCAACTATAAATCCAGAACTTGTAAATCCTGAAATTGAATTTATTGATGCACTTCCAAAATCAACTTGTGTGCCAACAACTGAAAAACCCGAAACAACCTGAATATTGGCTTGAGCGCCATCTATCTGTGTTGCCCCTGCTGTAAATCCAGATGTTGCAGATATAACTGCTGATGTTACTTGTGCTGATCCTCCAGTAGCGGTTACTCCTGAAGTTGCTTGAATAGTTGAAGTGCCTTGCAATGCAAGGTCATTCCATTTTGATCTTGAATAAAAACCCTTGTTATAGCCTATGCTGGCCATGTTCTTATGCTAGTGTAATATCTAAATCGCCAGCATTAAACCTGAATACATCTCCTGTACTTACGACCTTTGATGAAGTTAAATTTGCATACGCCATTAAGTTGCCGCTTGAAGAGGCATCAAAAATTCCTACAGCAACAACAGTGCCATAGTTGGCTGTAGCAGTTGGATATTCAATAGCAGCAGAATTAGTTGCTGTTGTTGGGTCTGTTCCTGAAACAGAAAATGCAGCGCTTTGACGAGCATAAGCACCACCCGAAACTTCAGTGCCTCCCCCTGTATCAGTAGGGGCAACTGTATATAAAGCTGCATATAAAGTTGATGGCGCAGAATAAGCACTACCAGCAAATACATGTTTTAATACTTTGTCTTCTAAATAATCTGAAAATCCTGCCATAATATATCCTTGTCCTTATTTCATATAATAAACTTTTCTTTGAGTTTTTCCGTAAGTTTTTCTTCTTTGCATTAAAGACCCTTTACCAAACTCAGCTTTTTCTTGTTCCATTTTGATTTCCTCAAGGGCCTTTTCAAAAAGAGCAGAAAACATTGCAACCCTATCATCTTCCATAAGATAGATAGATGCATGTTTTAAAGCACCATATAAATAAACATCTGGATGCTTTGTGGAAACAAAATTGCTTGTGTTGCTTGTGCTTAAAGCATCTACATTTCCGTAATATGTTAATTGTAACGTATAACTTTGGTCTGGGGTAGGGCAAAGTTCCATTGTTGAATCTACAAATGCATAATAAATTGGTTGCCCTGTCGCATTATCTATTGATTTTCTGTAAACATCTAAACTTTCTACTGATTGTTGGAATAAAGGTCTAAATTCTTGTGTGGTTATTTCTACATTAATTCCCTCTAACCAATCAGAAGGTAAAGATAAATATTGAGAGTCTGCTGTAGCAGTAGCTCTTTTTATCATTTCTTTTGTTCTAATTCTTCTATTTAGTTCTCCCTCTACATTATCAATAAACATGTCTAGCTGGTCTGTAAGATCAGACCTGTTTAAATAATTTGCTATGTTTGTTTTTAATTCTGTGTATGTCATACCTTACCTTTCCAAGTCCTAAATAGTTTGTTGTCTGGATCATTAAGCCATTTTTTCCATGCCTTTCTGTCATTTACCCAACCTTCTCTAACGGCTTTGTTGTAAACAATCATTGGAACTTCAGCTACATGCCTAAAATCCTTACCAGGTTTATTATAGCTTAATTGTTTAACATGCTCTAATACTGGAGCCACATTTTGTACTGTGTTGATGTGAAAGTCATTGTTATCACTTCCTTCAGTAACCACACTAGAAACAAAATCTTTTTTATGATCTGTTACTGTTGTTTTTTTAGACATAAGAAAAAAGGGAGGCCGAAGCCTCCCTAATTATATTAAGATACGTTTAAGTCAGCGACTATACCATGAGCAGCTTCGTTGCTCATTTCTAATCCGTACTCAGCAAGTACCATTTTAGTTTCAGCATCACCAATTTTAGCAATATCCTGAACTTCAAAATCTCTTAAGAAAGAAACTTTTGCATATTCTGGATCTACTAATAGTAATGATCTTTCTCTACTAAAGTTTGATGGAACGATTTTTAAATCGCCAAAATCAGACGAGTAGATAGAAACAGATGCCTCTACTGTGTTTGCATCAACAAACTGTCTAGCTTGTGATCTACCTGTGAAACCAGAAATAACTTGTTTA